CAAGTATTAATCCTAATTTATAATCAAACGGAATATATCTGGGTATATTATTTTTTGTTCTTTTGGTAGTTACCCCACTATCGTTCTTACAACTACTCCATCTAGGATAAATAAATTCATTATCGCCATCTGTCGCTATAGAAAAATTATCACAATAATCACGTAAATCAAAAATAAAATTATCTTTTAATGATTGACCGACTAGTTTTATTTGATGTCTTGGATGTAGATCATTTACATCAACAAAATCATAATTCGTATAAATTGGATGATCTAATGTAACGCTGACGGGATGATTAAGTCCACATCTAAATTTAGCAATTTTCCCATCATATTTTCTATACTTCCTATTGATTACTTTTCTCCACCTACCACGGTGTGTATAAACCCGATCGCCAACCTCAACATCCTCTATTTTTTTCACACCATTATCAGTGTCAACCAAAGAGCCTGGTAATTGACATGCACCATACTCCATGAGATAGATGTTGCGTGGCAGGGTTGCTTTCGCGTGAGCCAACTGTCGTTGATCCAATAAACCCTCTGGCAGATGTGTGTGAGGAATTCTGATGATCGCATAGTCTCTATAGTCGAATCCCTCTGGGACCAAATTCTCTCCACCAAAAATCTGAGATACCTGATCTGAATCACCCTTGCTTCTGATGATCTTTCTCCACATCTCATACTTCTTTGCAAAATGGTTAAAGGCATAATATGCGGTACCAGAATAAACGATTTGGTTGCCATGCATCTTACCATCATCTGTGGTGATCTTTTTCTTGATATCTGCTGGCAGATCAAATTTGGCCAACTGTTTTTCAAAAGCAGCCCTCTTGGCCTCTTCGACAGGAGTCTTGGCGGTAGCCGCAAAACCACGGACAACTATATCAAAAACATCTTCAGGCACACTAGCAAATTCGTCCGCTATAATAACGTTTCCACGAAAACCACGTATTTTCGTGCCGTCGCCAGTTGGAAGTGCGTAAATAATGCTTTCACCAATCTTAAAATAACACAAGTCCACATTTTGTCTTGGTCCGGCATTTTTCCCTCCACCAACGATATTGCGAAGAACGGGGGCGTTGCCCCAGATGGTATCTATGTAGTTGAACACCAAGCGGGCTTGTCTCAAGCCAGCACCGACGATCACAACCTTAGTTCCAAGGTCTAGTAGGGCTCTTAGTACAGCATAAACCGCCAGCATGAAACTGTTGTGAGAAATCAATCCATTGGAGATAAGAGAATGATCATCCGGTATGTAGACATCGAATGTTTGACAACAGGAACTCTCAACACTCTCAACACAATCGTAATAATAGTGTTTATCGTGAATTTTCTTAAGAAATCGCCAATCTTCATCATCACATAGGCATTGTGTAGCATCAAGAAATTTTTCTAATTTATTGTAGGATGGGACATATTGCAAAATTCTACATGATGATGAAACAAATGTATTTTTATTGCCGTCACCACATCTGTTCGGCCCACCAGTATCTCGCACAAACTTTTCTCGCAACCTGACCATTACTGATTGAATATTAGGAATCAAATCATTATTTGGGTTAATAAATTTTATTATACGACTTTGCAGTCTACTATATTTCCGGCTATGAACAAATCCAATATATTTTGCATATAAAGCAACATTATATTCGCCATCTATTACTAACTGGTATGATTTTACTTCTGTCCCATTCTGAGACTTTGTGTATCTTTCTCTGCATGTACAAACTATCCCAAAACCTAACAGAATTTGCTGAACCTGCCTAGCTAATATTTCAGAACATGAAGTATAGGATATTCTAGGTCTGTCTTTATGTATACAGCCATCTGCATCAAAAAGCCCCCTTATAAAAGCGGCAACAACCTTTCTGGGACTTTTTCGGATTAACGACGGTATTTCTTTCGTATATGAGGTTTTACCACCAACCTGATAGAGATCATTCAATTTATCCCAGATTCCAACAGAATAAATATTGTATTGATCAGGAGCAGCGATAGGTCTCGGTATATAATTTAATTCTTTCTTGGTAATTCTAAAAAATTCTTTAACAATAGACTTATTCTTTGCTGCCAATTGTAAATGAGATCGCTGTGTGAACATTCCATCCCCAGTCATAACCCCAAGCCACCAACCCAAATCCTCAGACGTGGTTGGATCGTTCCCAAAATCATATTGATCCCTACAGATGGGAATATAATCTCCTGGACTAATTTCTTCAGCATTTCGCCATATTATCTTACCTTCCTCATTAACACATCTGATAGGATGATTATCAGTGACTTCTATTTCCATCCCAGACCGCAATTTAATAACTTTCGTCTTAGAGTGTCCATTATTCCATCCGTAGGATGGTTTGTTTAACCCATTTTCACCCTGCATTTCACAATCAACACTAATCCGCTCCATTTCTGGAGATTGTGGATCAACAATTTCATCCATTCGTATCAAACCATTTGACGTTCTACAAAGTGTGTCCCCACGGACACATTTACTGCCACCACGGCACGCAATCAACATCGGGAATGGAGTATTCCACATCATTTGTAGGATAGCGATTTGAATGGGAAATAGATCGAGACCTAGAACAACCTTTGCGGTCCAGCCTATGTAGTTGATATCAAGCATCAGGCTGGCAACTACTTGGTCGAGCGGGTCTTTAGATTGCTTCAAATCGGTAAAGATGTGCTTACGCACGTTGGGCACACGACCACGGTATGGAAACAAATATCCATATCTCCCCTGATCGCCATGCAGTAGATCATCTAATGTGACTTTAGCACCCAAGGCAATCCTCTCCAGATTTCTTTTCCGCTTCCTGATAAACCCAACGATCCTTCTCTACTCTGACCACTTCCTCAAAAATCATTTGAGCTATCTTACGACCACACTGTCCTGCCGGTATGATGTTCACCCCATACTTAGCTGATAGATACATTAGCCATCTAACTAGCGACTTACCCGGTACACCCTTGGAGAATTGTGGTGGTGACAATTCAAGGATGTCTGGTGTTATAGATGATTCGATGATGATGTAAGCGTGCTTAATATTAGACATCCGCTCCATCTCTTCCTCAAACTGCGGTCGTCTCTTGGCACTGTAGTTACCCCACAATTCTGAAAAAGCAAACTTACGCTCAATAGCCAGAATATCGGTGTATCCAACCAAGCTGTAATCGCCAGTCTCTACCGTCCCGACAATCGTACCCTCGCATCTTGGGGGTCTCCGATCTGGCACATGCGCATCAAAAAACCACCCGTGCCCCTCCTGTTCGCGGGTATCTCTGATTACTGTGTAACTTGGCAGGACTAGACGCGACATTTGATCTCCGCTCTGTAATCACTCTGGACCATTCGGTCAATTAACTCGCCGAAGCAAATAGTAGGTTGCCATCCAAGCACCTTAGCAGCCTTGCTTGGGTCTGCATGGAGCAGATTGACATCTACAGGACGATAAAACTTAGGATCGATGACAACATAATCATTGTAGTCCAAACCGATAGAACCAAAAGCGAGTTGCAAGAATTCCTTGACCGTGTGTGTTTCACCGGACCCAAGCACGTAGTCATCCGGCTGAGGGTGTTGCATCATGAGCCACATGCCACGAACCATATCCTCGGCGTGGGACCAATCCCGCTTCGCCTCAATGTTGCCAAGCGCCAGCGGACGAACATCGACATCCTTTTTGGGAAAACCGTCGTTGCTATCCATCCAACTCTGAAGCATGGCCACGTACTTGGTGATCTTGCGAGTTACGAACGCCTCTCCACGACGCTCACTATTATGTACATGAGAAAACCCAACACCACAATTAAAAGTACTTGATTCTGTTTCTATGTCAACAACATATTTCTCCCTAGGTAAATCAATAATTTTAGTAACTTCGGATGGGCATCGTCTCAAGTGTCTACCTTTGTTTCCAACATTATTGGAGGTATGAAGATTTACATGATATATAACACTTTTATTTTTTAAATAAGTATTAATATTAAAAGTTTGACCAGTTAACCCATGAATCAGATATATTAGACCAGCAGCTAAAACTGATGAATTAGTTTTAAAACTTTGATACTCATATTTACATCCAGTTATATCGCTCTTTAACCCATCACACATATAATAAGCAGCTATAAACTCAGACCAAAATCTAGGACAATTCAAAATACTTCTGGGAATTCTCTTCTTTCCATCTTTTGTATAAATGTTATTACGAAGAAGTATTTTATAATGATAATCTGCACCTCTTAAATCAACATATGTTGTCTTTCCTCCAAAACTAGAAGTATATGTCTTTGGAGAACTACAATTCCCTCCTGTTATAAGCCTCCAAAGCTTACAAACTCTACTCAATAATTTTGAATCATTATTGATGAATCTCACCTGTCTCCCATTAATACCTACATATCCATCCCCAACCAAATATCCCAATAATTCAGCCTCTTCTGGAGATACTGCTATTTCATCACATTGTTCTGGAAAGTCATCTACCAAAGACACCAAACTGCCTGGAGTCAATGCATCTACTCGTATATCCTTTCCATCACTATCAATCGCCTTATGGTGACCAGTAGCAATAAATGATCCAGAACGACTGTTAACACATTTTATTTCATGATCCTCATTGTGATCATCAGTCCTTGTAACCGTAATATACTTAATAGAAGTCCATCCACCTTTATCCCATACTTCTATATCTTTAATTTCTTTTCCTTGTGGCTTTCGTAAATCATTCTTATAAACACAAATATCCCCAACTGGAATAATGTCTATAAAGTTATTGCGACGAACCAAAATCGGAGTAGTTAAAGAAATACATTCATGGTTAAACAAAATGCCTGCACAGGCAAAGATGTTATAGGCCCGACGATACAGGCCAACCAAATGATGAGCGTATAATTTGGCAACAGCATATGGAGAATTTGGGTTAAATGGAGTATTTTCGTCTTGCGGAGATATAGTCGTATCTCCATATAATTCGCTAGTTGAAGCCTGATAGAATTTAGTTTGTGGCGACGACTGGCGGATAGCCTCCAAAACATTCAGTGGACCAATACCATTAATCTGACACGTAGTAATTGGTTGATCAAAAGAAACTCCTACGTGTGATTGTGCTGCTAAATTGTAAACCTCATCTGGACGAACTCCAGATATTAATCTATGCATACATGCCGCATCAATTACATCGCCTTCCACCAATTCAAAGTAAGAATCAGCCAGAATATGATTAATTCGTTCTGAAGTATTGGTTGAAGATCGTCTAACCACCCCATAAACCTTATATCCCTTGCCCAATAATAATTCAGATAAATAACTACCATCCTGACCATTCGCACCAATTACAATTGATTTTTTCATTATACAAAAGCTCCCCTAGAATCCCTTTGTTGTTTGGTTACATGTATCTTTCTGTGTTCAGAATTAGTCATAACTATTAAATTAGAAATATCATTATTTGATACATCCCCATCTATATAATGGACAATCTCGTCAACATTCAACTTTCTTCCAAGATAATTTTCCATAATAATTCTATGAATATATTTATCATCCAAACTGCGCCTCGAATAACCATCTGGCCGATTTTTAATGCCACCATTCCAATTGGGATGTTTTTCTTTAGTCATCATTCCAATTTTAGAAATTGACATCATTTGTTTAGATTCAATAGAATGTTTCTTACCAAAAAATGGATTACCTTGACAGGAATTTTTTTCTGATATTAATTGTTTCCATTCATCTGTATGTTTTCTTCCAGCATTATTTTTACCATTAGCAGACCTCGCACAAAAACTACTACAATATTTTCTATTTTTATTTCTTTTCGTGTCATCACACTCAAAAACAATACCACATATTAAACACTTTATTTTTTTCTGTCGAGTAATCAATGCTTTTTTACACACGATTTTTCTTACCCCCCGTATTTTCCTGCTTCACGATGAACGTCAATCATCTTCTGAATATCCTCTGGTAACTTGGTGACATTGGCGTTGCTGTCCGATGCCGTAATAGCCTCGATTTCGTTGAGGCAACACACCTTGTATTTTTTCCCACTTCCACACAAACACGGCCAATTACGACCCCACCTCATACGCTTGCTGGTAATAGGCATCGTAACACCAGAGATACGCCTACCGAGATTACGTTGCTCCGACGACGTTCGACTCATAAAGTACTCCCCTTTCCTCAGCACTCAATCTAGCATCGATTTCCCAACAATGCCTGACCGCTGCTCTTTGTCCTTGCTCTATCATGCCATCAGCCAAATCATACAATCCAGCTACCTGAAACAGATCGACCAATCGATTGAAGTATGTGTGATTGTTAGCCACATACTCTACACTAGCACGAATTTTCTCAAATCGCTGGGGTTGATCTTCCACCAATCCAATAACCTTATTCATGAAGTCGGTTACGCTGGTAGATACCACACAGTGTGGTCCTAAATATCTAGATATCAATGGATTGTCAGATACTTGTATCCCACCACACAACGGTATCATGAACGACCTTTCGTTGACACACGCCTGGAGGCCGATCTGTTGTTCGGTATGTACATTCGGGCACACGCGGGCGGTCGCGTATACATGCGCCAATCGGTTTTGGTCATCATCAAGCGGACCATTGTAGTTGAGACCGGCTCTTGCCCAGATGTCATCGCCAAAAACTTGGTATGAATGTCCCAGCAAATCCAACCTCTTGAAAAGTGGCTCGATCAACTGTCTCATGATACCCTGTCTGTGGGCAAAATTGGCGACCATTGCAACATCTGTCAAGATTGTGCAAGTCGGTGGCATCGCACGGATCATATTGCCCGCCGCTGGGAGAAACATAACATCAACATTATTCTCTCTCCAAGTAGACATATAGTTTGCCCACAAATGGGGCTCAATCCTAGTGTGGACCGTAGCCGATTCGATGGACTTAACTACATCTGGTTCATTTTGATGAGCCACTTCGTATTGATCATCAATCCATAAGTCGCCGTCATTAAGCGGAAGCGCTTCTACAAATACCATAACTTTGTTCGCGTTAATTATATCGACTGGTAGTTGCCTGATTCCATATTTAGAATGAGTCAGAATCAATCGCACGCCATATTCTTCGATGAGCTTGCGACAACCCAACTTGGTCTTGGGATCGCCGACATACACCTTCCAACCAAAATGTCGTAGCGCATCAACATAGCCATTCTGGATCATCCTTGACGTTCCACCTGGGCGTGGTATACACAAAGCACACTTATTCATACTCATCCCCCACAAAGTCCGTATCCGCATCCATAATGATTGAATCGACACTGCCATCAGGGAATTCAACCGGCTGACGAAATTCATTCTTAATATCTTCAGCAGATAATCTTGTCAATTCAGCAAATCTCCCCTGCCTATCTCTTTCGTCCTGCGAATGTTGCAGCCTACAAACCAATTCCAAGAAGGTTTCCTTACCCCCTTTGAGTTCATCAATGCGATCCTTACGGGTCGCAGCTAAACTGCTGTAGATTTTCTGCCGCTCCTTGACCAAGGCATCGTAACGATCATTGACACCTTTGAGATATCGATGTTTGTCGTCGAGTTGTCTTTGTTGTAAGATACGAAACTTGGTAACATCTTTGTCTTCATCTTCTAACCTGGGATTTGCAACGAACCACATTTGTAGGTCTGCGATTTCTCTCTGTAGGGAACGACTGAGAATCAATTGTCTATCGACAAGAATCCTGTGCTTCAGGAAATCATCTATCTGCATAAACTCACTAATAACGATATCCTCGAACTGGCAGCACAACAAACCAAAGTCCTCTAAATACATCTCCACTTCTTCTGGTTCGAATTGTCTCTTAATTGTTTTGTAAAGGTGTGTTTTTTTGAACTGGTCCCTGAACCAATTGGCCTTTTCCGTATCCGACAATCCGTGGGGCGGCACGGTAAGAATGGGACCATCCAATACTTTAACATCAACTGGCTGCCCAGCACTCTTGATCACACCCATAGTACGACGGCGTCGACCAATAGTGTCCAAAGTCCATTGATATCCACACTCTTGAGCCAATCGCTGTTGAATTTTTTTGTCGCTAAGACCTTGCTTAACGCAATTAGCAAGAATCTTCAAAGCTTTGGGATTAGAAGATAATCTCTTATTCTTTACTGCCGACATTTTTCTCTCTCTCGCTTAAAATCTCTGCCACCTTTTGGCGTACTTCATCTACAATCGGACTGCGAACATGATTATTGCCGATCAAATCCTCAAATGGAATACTTAGAACTTCAGGTATACGCTTTCTGATGTACTCCAAGGTTTCATTACAAAGAAAATGGTCAACCGGATCGATGTTGACAGGGGTGGACCCCAGGAGCATACCCTGGTCGGCAATATCTCCACCACCAAATGGCAGTGCATTCACCAAGTTCATCCTGGTACGTGCCAAACCAGAACTCAAAACGTCGGAACCTGGACGGAAGTAGTTGTCTCTCTTGAGATTCTTAAGTCTGTTAGTAACATGTCGTACTAGGTAATTCTCAACTGGCCCTATCTGTGGATCATATCTATCCAGAGCCTCTAGACACATCCACCATACCTCTTGATAAACATCGCTATTCTCGTAATATGCGAACGCACCATTGGCGCTACGAGATGTTGCTAACCGTTCAATAATCGGATATGCTTCATCAAGAATTTTCTGTTTTACTGTCATCCTCCGACCCTTCGCCCATAGCATCCTTGATTATCTGCTTGCCCACAACCGGTTCTGGATCGGAAACATTCAAATCCTTGATAACTTTGGCATTAGC